CTGGACGTCCAACCCGGACGACCCGGACGGCGACCAGATCGAAGCCGTCACCTGGTGGAACCCGGACCAGGTGCCCGACAACCCCGCCGTCCGTCCCGAACTGCTCGGCGACATCGACCGCGTGACGGCCGCCCTCAGTGCCGTCACCAAGGCGGCGGCCGGCCCAAAAGATGACGCCCCCGAAGACGGGGGCGACTGGCCCGGCTGGCAGCACGACCACCGCGCCGCAAGCCACTGGGCGCCGATCATCGCCGGGGTGCTGGCCGGAGTCCTCGCCGCCGAAGGCGCACGGCGGATCGCAGCCGGGTTCCTCGCCACCCGCGAACAGAATCCCGACGACGACCACAAAACGCTGACCGCAGCCGCTGTTGCATACCTCCTGATGCAGCGGCTCGATCTGGCCGGGCCGCTGACAGAGAAACTCGCCGGCGTCTACACCGACGGGTACCTCATCGGTTCGGCATCCGCCGAGTCCGTGCTCAACGGCGAGCGGCTCGACCTCGGCGCCTGGAAGCCCGGCGACACCGGCACCGCGGAAACGCTGATCGCCGAACAAGGCAAGACTGCGGGGCTCGACACACTCCTTGACGGAGCCGCCGAGACGGCTGCCGGAATCGCTGAGACACGCGTCGGCGACATGGCACGTGCGCTCGCGGACGCAACCCTGGCCGGGGCCGGCGCCGATGAGTCCGGGCAAGCAATCCAGAACGCGCTCGCTGACGCATCACGCGCTGAGGCAGTCGCGATCACCGAGACCACCCGGGCATCCGGCGCCGGCGCGTTGTCCACCTATCTCCAGCATGGCGTCACCCTCGGACGCTGGGTCACAGAAGGGGACCGCAAGGTCTGCCCGCGCTGTTCCGGCAACGCCGCGCAGGGCGCGGTGCCGATCGGCCAGCCGTACAACAGCGGCGACGTTCAACCACCGATCCACCCGCGTGATCGCTGCGCCGTGTTGCCGGCCTGACTCGGAAGGGTGTGACCCTCGTGCCCGAGGAGCAGCGATTCGTTTTAGGCCTTGCCTACCAGGCCGGGCGCGACCCACGAATTCAGACGGGCGCTGACGGAGGCCGTGATTTCTTCGAGCCGGAGGCGCTCGAGAAAGCGGCGTGGAGCTATCTCCAGCAGGGCGCGACCGTCGGCCTGTTCCACAGCGACAACCCCGCCGCCGTCGGTCGCGCCACCGTTGTCGAGTCCTACATCTACCGGAACCCGGCCCCCTGGGCTGTCAGTGACGACCTGGTCGTGAAGGAAGGCGACTGGGTTTTGGGGGCGATTTTGGACCCGGACGCCTGGGAGCTTTACAAGCAGGGGCGCATTACCGGGTGGTCGCCACAGGGGTATGCGCGCCGAATCACACCTGGGAGTGAGTCATGACGACCTCCGGCGTGGCGGTTGAAGACGAAGACGGGTTTACCGAGCTGCGGGACGCCAGCGTCCCCCGCGTGGACGGCGTATCCGCTGCGGCGAACGGAACCCCCTGGTTCTTTGCCAAGCGGGCCGAAAGCCAGCACGGGATCTTCGGTGCCGACTTCGTCCGCGAACTGATCGCAAAGACCGACGCGGCGATCGCCGTCGAGCCCCAGGAGACGGTGACCATGACCGGCAGCCCGTCCGCCATCGCCGCGATGATCCATGCCGCTGCCGTGCGCAAGGCCGAAGCCGCGCAGCCCGAGGACGTCGAGAAGGCCAAGTACAACGCCGACGACCTCAAGCGCCTCACCAACTCAGGCGCGGCAATGGCGGACGGCAGCTATCCCATCGCCGACGAAGGTGACCTCGACAGCGCCATCCGCGCAGTCGGTCGCGGCGGTGCCGACCACGACGCGATCCGGCGGCACGTTGAACAGCGGGCGAAGTCCCTCGGCATGACATCGAAGATCCCCGACAACTGGGCCGCCGACGGCTCGCTGAAAAAGGACATGGGCGCCATGGAGATGGACGACACCGACGGCATGGATCCCACCGTGGTCCTCGCCGAACCCGACATGGACGCCCCCGGCAACGACACCGACCCCGGCAGCCCCGCCTGGGAAGCCATCGACGCCGCCACCGCACGCAAGTGGACGTCCATCCTTGCCCGCGCACGCACCGCCCTCGATGTCATGTCCGACCGCGAAGCCCTCGAAGCCGCGTCCGGCGACCCCGACGACATGGACAACGCGCTGGACCTGTCGGACGCCGCATGCGCCATCGACTACGCCATCTCGGTGCTGGCGCCGTTCGCCGTGGATGAGCAGGCCGAAGCAGACTGCGGCACCGACGAGATGGAGATGCTCGGCAAGGCGATCGCCGGACTCGACCCGGCGAACCTCGAAACAGTCGAAGCCCTCGGCCCCGTCCGCAAGGCCGGCCGCACCCTGTCCTCGGCGAACGAAGCCGCGCTCCGCGCCGCACTGCAGTCGCTGCAGCAGGTCTTGGCGTCACTGCCGAAGGCCCCAGCCGTCGCCGACGGCGACACCACCGAAATGACCAAGGAGGAGTCGCCGGAAATGAGCGACAATGACACCGCCGTCCAGGCAGCCCTCGACGCGTCCACCCCGCTCGGCACCCCCAAGGAGCCCGCGTCCGCGGAAACCCCGGCCGCGCAGGGTATGCCCGGGGAGGTCGCCAAGGCACAGCAGGACCCGGTGGTGCCGATGTTCGACGCCCAGGGCAACCTCACCGGATTCGTCATGCCGGACAATGTCGTTCCGATCGCACAGCCGCCTGCGCCCGCCCCTGCGACGGACGAGTCCGACGGCACCGACGGCGACGGAACCGCGGCCGACGACACGCAGATGGCCGCCGCAGACACCGCGGACGCGGCCACCCCCACAGACTTGGCGCCCGCACCGGCCGCCACCGTCGGCACCCCCGCCGACGCCGTACAGGCCGACGACGACGGCAACGTCGCCAAGGCCGACACTCCCAAGAACGACGACGTGCCGAGCGGCATGCTCAAGAGCAGCATCCAGGACATGGTCAAGGCAGCCATCGACGACTACAGCGCCGGCCAGGCGGACGTCGTCAAGGGGCTGGAAGACCGGAACCGGATGCTGGAGGAGCGCAACGAGGCACTGACCAAGCACGCCGCCGGACTCGAAAACCGGCTCGACGCGCTTGAGAACGCGCCCGCCGTCATGGCGATCGCCAGCAACGGCGCCATCCCGCCCCCGCACATGCTGCGCGGACAAGACCGCGGAGCGACCGGCACGCCCGGCGCCCTCACGAAGGCGCAGGAGATGCGGAACGCCTTCAAGGCGTCCGACGACGCCACGAAGCAGCAGGCTCTCGCCCAGGGGCTCAACGCCCTGGCGATCGACGAGTTGTCCCGCATCCACGCCGCAGGCCCGCGCTAGCCGCGCACCACCTCCTCCACTAACTCCAGCCCCCGAGACGCCACGGCGCCGGGGGCTTTCGCATGCCCGAAAGTAGGTAGCGCCTTGAGCTCCATGCAAGACGTCACCGAGGAAACCCTGGCCGCCATCTCCAAGGCGCAGACTTCCGGAATCCTCGAGTCGACCGGCTTCTACAGCTACGACCTCACCGGCCTGGTCAGCCTCATCCCCGTCGTCACGCCGTTCCGCGACCACGTCGCCCGCAAGGCCAGCCCTGACGGGAACCCGTTCGCGACATGGCGTGCCGTCATGGACCTGACGGACTCCCAGCCCGACGGATCCATGGGCTTCGACTTCGCAGCCAACGAGGTCCAGGTCTCCGAGCAGGACTTCCAGTCCCGCTACCAGCCGACCGGCTACGCCGGCTTCGTCACGCAGGACGCGTTCGACCTGGCCAAGGGCTACACCGACGTGTACGCCGAGTCCACGTTCAACACCCTCAACCAGGTGCTGATCCTCGACGACCGCAAGCTGCTCGGCGCGCAGTCGTTCGCGCTGGCCGCCGCGACCGCCCCGACTCTGACCCAGCACGCCACCGGCGGCACCATCGGTACCGTCACCTCCTACGTCGCCGTCGCCGGCCGTACCGGGTCCGGCTACTACTACGGCTCCGGCAACAGCCAGGGCGCCTCGAACAACACCGTGTTCGGCAGCGGATCCACCAACTCCATCACCGCGACCACGCCCGCGATCAGAGGCGCCGTCGCCTACGACTGGTTTTACAGCGCCACCGGCACCGCCGGCTCCTGGCTGTACTACACGACCACCACGGTCAACGCGGTCACCATCACCGCCCCCATCACCTCCAACAACGCGCTGCCGACCACGCTGCCGGACCTCCAGAAGACCTGGTGGAAGGGCTCGAACTCCTCGGCCATCCCCACCTACAACGGGTCCGCCGACAACGGCAGCGCGAACCCGAAGGACTACGACGGGTTCCTCGCGAGCATCAGCGGCGACTACAACGCCAGCGGCCAGTGGGTGCAGCCCGGCACCGGCACCGTCAACCCGGCCGTGTTCAACTCGCTGGACGGCGCCGCGCTGACCCTGTCCGGCGGTTCGGTCAACGAGATCGAGAACAAGGTCTTCTTGCCGCTGTGGAACCAGGTCAAATGCTCGCCGACGGCGCTGATGATGAACGCGGCGCAGGCGCAGGAGATCGCGAACCTGGTCCTGGGTTCCAACTCGGCCACGACGTTCCTGAACACCGACGCCAGCGGCCGTATCTCCGTGACCGCGGGCGGACGTGTCGGCGAGATCGTCAACGCCCCCGCCGGCGGCGTGACGGTCCCGATCGAGGTGCACGTCTCCCTGCCGCCGGGCACGATCATCGCCCGCAGCGACAGGGTCCCGTTCCCGCAGGCGAACATCTCCAGCGTGCTGGAGTATCGCACCCTGCGCGACACCGCCCAGTTCGACTACGGCATCAGCCGCATCGCCGGCGTGGCCGGCGGGGGCCCGCGTCGAGAGTATGAGATCCGCAGCATCGGTGCCCTGATCAACAGGGCCCCTGTTGCGGCGGCGACGCTCTCCAACATCGCCTGACCTGCGAACCGGTCGGCAACCTGCTGATCTCAACGCGATTGGCGCGCCTCCTGGCGGTAGTGACGAAAGCACGGCGCCGCTGCCGCCAGGGGCCGCCGATCTAAGCGTGTAGACGCCAAGGCCGAGGCCCCTTCCGTCCTCGGCTTTCTCCGTACCCGGGCAGCCGCACTGCCCGACCGCCCTTCCGAGGCCGTGCGGCCTCCACTCCTACCGGAGGTTCCCATGCCCATCACTCAGCTCGTCACCGGCGGCCCGAACGGCCCGATGGCCGCGGAGACGACCGGCGACACGATGAACGGCCCGCTGACGATGTCGAATCAGGCTGCGGCGCCGGCTGCGGCGGCCGGTTCTGCCGTCGTGTACGCGCAGAACGGCCTGCTCACCTACGTCAACCCTCAGGGACTCACCTCCACCCTCGTCGGCTCTCAGGGCGGTCTGGCCACTGCGGGGCTGGTCACGGTCGCGAACACGGCGACCGAGTCGCTGCTGTACGGCATGTCGCTGCCGGCGAACGACGCCGTCGCGGGGGCCGTGTACCGGCTCAAGTTCTGGGGCGTTTTCTCGAGCACCGGCACGCCGACGATCGC